CCGTGCCAGACATAAGCCACGTCGCCGGGGAACAACGCCCAGGCCTCACGCCAATCCGCGCGGTCGTCATTCAGCACCTTGCCGGTGCGCCGTGTCGCGGCCGCCCCCACTTTGTTCCGCCAGCCGGGGTCGTAGTCGACCCCATAAGGTGGATCGGTCACCATCAACAGGGGTTTCACCGAGCCCAGCACCCGTTCAACGTCCGTGGCGATCGTCGCGTCGCCGCAGAGCAGACGGTGGTTCCCGAGGATCCAGAGATCGCCTGGTCGGCTGACCGGTTCTTCCGGAGGTTCCGGGATCTCGTCCTGGCCGTCGCGCCCATCAATGTCGTCTGTGGTTCCGGCTAGCAACCGATCCAACTCGGCGTCATCGAACCCGATGAGCGATAGGTCGAACTCCTCGGTCGAGAGAGCCTGCAGTTCTTCGGACAGCAACGCGTCATCCCAGTCGCCTAGCTCGGTCAGCTTGTTGTCGGCAATCCGGTAAGCCCGCCGCTGCGCCTCGCTCAGATGATCGAGCACGATCACCGGCGCCTCGGCCAATCCCAGTTGCGCCGCCGCCAGAATCCGACCATGGCCGGCGATCACCTCGCCATCACTCGATACCAAAACCGGCACGGTCCAACCAAACTCAGCCATGCTGCCGGCGATCCTGGCCACCTGGTCGGCGCCATGTGTCTTGGCGTTGCCGGCATACGGGCGCAACCGATCTAGCGGCCAGAGCTCGATGCTCTCCGGTGCGAAACTCAGGGTCATGTTGGTCAATCGTTGATGGCGGGCGTGGATTCCAGGGTGGATTCCAGGGTGGACTCCAAGGTGGACTCCAAGGTGGACTCCAGGTGGACTCCGGGATCCAGCAGGGGTCCACCTGGAGTCCACCCAGTTTGGCCAGGGTTCGTGCGGGGTTCGGGGCTGCCGGGAGGTGCCTGAATTCCAGGTGGCTTCCCAAAATTTTCGGTCTGACGCTAGCGAAGTCCCGGGCCGTCCCCCCCCGTATTCCGCAGGATCACGACAGGACCCGCTGGGTTGCGTGGGTTTACGCGTCGCCACTCACCCGGCCGCCGCGTGAGGCGCTCGTAAGCCCAGAACAGGCTTCCGTCGATGACGGTAGAATGTTGATTCTAAGCAACACCGCGAAGGGGTGTCGGAGCGTCTGGAGGCAAATGGTATTTTTGTCGTTCCCGGTGGTCCATGAACTCAACCAGATCATATTGCCTAACGCCCCATGTCCCCAGGCTTCGAATCGAAGTTTCGATGAATGCTTCCGCTGTCGGCAGAGGGAGATCGAACCATTCACCCCTCACATTCCGAGAGCGGAAGTGGTCCTTGAACGCACTTTCGATCCTGGCCGTGATGCGCCTTCCGGGCATCCACCAATATCGATAAATGTGAAGTTCGACGAAGTTGGCGGACTGGAGATCGCCCAGTCGGTGAACCGGATTTGCCGCAATGCCAACCTTCACAGGGCTGTTCGTATCGGTGGTGACCAAGTAGAGGCTATGAAAGCCTTGCTTCTTGATGAACTCTTGAAAACCATGCGGACGAGCCACAACGACGCCCCACAAACGAAAACGCCCACGGAGAATTTTCCGTAGGCGCACAAATCCAAACATGAACAAAAATTAGCATTCGAAATCGAACCTGTCTCTCCTCCCGATGTCTCACCAAAAAATGTCTCACTTAGCCATTGAGGCTTGACATTCGGTTTGCTCGATTGATCACGAAAGACTTCGACCGCTTGGCTGGAACGCGACGGCCATTGAGCCTGAGCGCGATGACACTGAGCCCGAATTTCCAGCGACGGTTTGCCGTGGCTCTAGCGATGCCAAACCGCCAACAGATAACCTTCCAAGGCGCTCGCTCGGCCCGCGCCCAGACAAGCTTGCCGTCCTCGATGGTCAGGAAGCGTATCCAGGTGAGTGCGTCCTCCATGCGGGAGATAGCGGCCGCTGAAGGCGGCGGGCGGCGCATGGGTTCGGGATCTTGTCCCACCATGTCGCCGAAGTCGTGCACGACCCTGGGCCAGAGGTTGGAATACCCCCGCGCCTTTGTCTCGGGCAGGCGCTTCAGAACATCGGCGGCCTCATTCAGGCGCGCCTCGACCTGCTCCGGAGTCCAGTTATTCATGGCGGTGATCCTCGCTGGTGGTGCGTTTGCCGTAGAGTTTCTCGCCGAGCTGGCGGACCAACTCGCGTTCCGGCCAGGTCAGCCGGTCGTCCTCAATCGAGACCGCCAGCACGCCCTGTTCGAGCCAACCGTCTTGGCTGACCCGGGTGACGTCGCGCCGTGTGCCGCCGTAGCCGGGCGGGTGCCACTTCATTCGCTCACCTCCCTCAGCACGGCGGCATAGCCGGCGATATCGACCATGCTGTCGAGATGGTTCGGGTCATGCGTCAGCCGGGCGAGCTTGAGATCGATCAGGCAGAGCGCCACCTGCGCCGGGGTGACGGTCAGACCGAGCGTGATCGACCACCGCCGCGCGACCAGATCCATCGACGACCTGGGCTCGCCATAGGCCGCGCGTCGGTTGGCGACCACGTTGGCGGCCTGCCGCAGCATAAGCTCCCCGTTCATGGCGCTGTCTCCCCGAAACGGTTTTCGAGGGCCCAGAGCAGGATCGCCAACGCGTCGGCCTCGTTGTCGTCGGCGGGCGAGAAGCCGAGCGCGGTCACCGCTGCGATCACCGCCTCTTTGCCGGCGTTTCCCTTGCCCGTGATGTGCCGCTTGATGGTGCCGACCGGCACACCCTCGTAAGCGATCGTCTGCTGCTCGCACCAGGCGGTCAGATGGGCCAGGAAACCGCCGTAGACATGCGCCGCCGTCGTGCCCAGGTGACGTCGAACCTCCTCGAAGAACACCGCGTCGATCGGCCCGGAGGTCCGCTCGAGGTCGTCCAGCCAGGCCTTGAACCGGAGATAGGCCATGCCGCCACCCTGGAAACGGTCGGGGCGGAACGCGACGGTGCCACTGGCGATCGTGTTGTCGGCGCAGCGGACCGCCCACCCGGTCTTGGATCCCAGGTCAAGCGCGAGCACCACCGGCCGGCGTGACAGTGCGGCGTTGGGCGGCACGGCGGCCGTGATCGCGGCCTCAGAAGGGTATGTCATCGCCTCTCTCCCAATCGATCTCGGGCGGTCCGACCCGGGCTACCTCGGCCCCGGGGAAGACCCGCTTGGTTTCCAGAACAGCGGCCGGAAGGTTGTCGATCAGCCGCGCGACCTCCTCCAGCGAGAACACCACCCGCTCGCCGGCGAGGTGCCGGGCCTCGGCCGAGCTGCGCACGATCGCCACCACGGTGCCCGAGGACGGCAGGGCGCATTCCCAGACCTCGGGCGACAGCGGTCTCGCACCGGCCTCGATGGCGGCTTTGCCCAGCACCGCCCAGGCACGCTTCATGCCCTCGGCTTGGGCCCGGACATAGCGCTCCTCGTTGGCCACGACCGCGGCGTCGAGTTTGTCCTTCTGCGCATCGAACCTGGCGCGCAGGGGGTCGGCGACCAGCAGACGCAGCCGATCGACACCCCACTTGCGTTCCATGTCGAGAGCGAGGTGATCGAGCCCATCGAGGATGGCGCGGATGGCGTAATCCGAGGGCGCCATCGGATCCGCCGACGGATCAATGTTCCTGGCCGTGGGTCGATGCGAGAAGTGTGTCATCGCCGGCCGGCCCCAAGGGGGGCGGCGGTGCGCGTGTATCGCGCCGCCCTCCCCCCTTTAGGGGGGACATTTTCGAAACACCGAAACACCAAATGAAAACAATGACTTGGCGGGCGTGTGTTTCGGCGACATTCTGGTTTCGTGAAACACTCCATGATATCAATGTGTTCCGCCGTGTTTCGCGGCGAAATTGCGGGCATGATCATCATTATTCCTTCTCTCCAAATTCCGATTGCCGGGCCGCGAGACCGACCGGGTTGGAGGGCCTCTCGAACCGGCGCAGAACCACCGGGCTGCTGGTTTCATTGCAGGTGAACCCCGCGACGGAGCCATGCGCGACGACGCAGACGCCCTGTCGGCAGGCGGCGAGGATGGTCTGTCGCAAGGTTCGGCTGGCACGCTGATGTCCCTTGGTGTCGGTCTGCCGAAAACGCGCGAAGCGGTGATCACCACTCCACGCCAGCCGCTTTGCCGCCGCGTTGAGCGTGATCTCGGGCTCCGATACCTGAGCCAGTAGGGCAGTGACGACGGGCTGGTAGGAATCATTCTCGCCGCCGCGGTCATCGTCCCCGGTGTCGTCGACCGTCTCCAGATCCTCTGGCGCCAACACACCGACCGCATCACCATTGGCGATGGTGACACCAACGCGGCGGAACCAGTCGGCCTTGTTGGTGATCAGCGAGAGATTGGCCTTGGCATCATCGAGGCGGATGTAGAAATGGCGATCATCGTCGCCGATGCCGTGCGTCTCGGCATCCCGGGTGCTCATGGCGAACAGGGTCTGCACCACCCGGGCAACACCGGCGAGCGCGCTGGCGCCCCGCGCCGTGTTCATGTTGCCCGCATGGCCGTCGCTGGTGCCCTGTGGCGGCTTGGCCGTGTGATGAACCAGCATCACCGCGCAGTCCGACTTGCGGGCAATCTCGCGGAACATGGCGGCGACGGTCTTGATCTGGTCGTTGGCGTTTTCGTTGACCTCGTGGGTCTCGACGAAGGGATCGACGATGAAGACGCCGATGCCGGCTTCGCGGATATGGGCAATGCAGGCATCCACGTCGGGTAGTCTGATTACGTTGCCGGTCCGGTCCAGCCTGGCGAGCAGCAAAGGTCGGTCGGCGCCGCTGTTGAGCGCCAAGCGCCCGCGCACCTCGGAGAAGGGAATATCCCAGTGCTGCAGGACAGCCGCGAGGCGACGGCGGAGTTCGTCGGCGTCGTCCTCGTTGTTGTAAATCCAGACCTTGGATTGTTCATGAACGGTCTGACCGGTGATCTCGCGACCGGTGACGACGGCGACCGCCTGCTCGATGCCGAGGGTCGACTTGCC